GACGGGAGCGTGTTGACCGCCGTTGGCGAACTACTGGCATTCCCGACGTTACTCTACGGCTTCCGCGCCATTGAACTCGGCTACGAACTGAAGGTGCAGCACGGAGACACGTCGTTGGAGATACACACAAAGGAGGGCGAAGAATGAAATACTTTACGATGACGGAGTTAACGGCGAGTGCCACGGCAAGACGCAAAGGAATTGACAACACGCCAGACGTGCAGGCGAAAGCAAATCTCACGGCATTGGTGGCAAACGTCCTCGACCCGTTGCGGGAGTTGTACGGGAAGCCCATTGTGGTGACGTCTGGTTACAGATCGCTGAAACTGAACAAGGCGGTGGGCGGTGCATCCAGAAGCCAACATTGTTCTGGAAAGGCTGCGGACATCCGGTGCGTGAGTGATAGCCGTGCGGAGAACAAACGGCTCTTTGACCTCATCCAGAAGAGCGGGCTGTCCTATGACCAATTGATAGACGAATACAATTATGATTGGGTGCACGTCAGTTATTCAGAGGGTAAAAACCGAAGGCAAGTATTACATATCGGCTGATGTTTGCCCAGAAAACACGTTCATTTTTATTTTAAGCGGTTTTCTCTGGTGTACCTTGTAAGTTATCCACCCAGTCGCTGAAAACAGCATAGGCTCAAAATTTTACACAAATAAGGAAAAGTGAAATGATATTAGACAAGCAATTAATCGGAACGCAGTTGCCAATCCCTATCAGCATAGAGGGGACGGGCTTCTCGATGGATACCGGAACATGGTCGGTGCGGTGCATGGTCGGTGCCTTGTCGGTGAGGTGTCCGGTGTTGAAGGTGGGCAATACGTGGGTGTTCCTTCTGGACACATCGAAACTAAAGGCAGGGCTTTGCATTGTGGTCGTGGAATACCAGATACCAGACACAACTTTCACGGATGGCGTGCGACGTGTAGTCTGGAAGGATGAACTTACTTATCTGGAGGACGTATGATGGAGTGCGGCAAGGTTACGATAGGAAAGCCCGACAATGGCAAGGTCTATATCGATGCGCCTCTCTGCGGAGGAGGGGGAGAGGATGCAGGGGAGCAGGCGAAGCAACACCTCATCCGGTTTCTTACGGCTGACATATATCAAATTACGGGCAGTTTAAAGGATGTTGCGCTGAACGTCTACATGGTTGGTGGCGACCCAATCTTCGTGGCATCGCAGGACAACGAGGGCTTATTTGCATATATGACACCTCCGGAGATGTTCTACGCTGCTGTTAGTGATGGCAAGTTTACGGGAGATTCTGGCTTTACCGGAATGTCGGGTGCGATTGATTCGTTTATTACCGACTATTCCGTGCATCTCATCCATCCAACGGATACGGACGTCGCAGGAATGCAGATGTATCTCTCGCAGATGGGAGGCGTTGCTGTTAATGTGGTGGTAGTATGAGGAGGAAATTGCTATACTTGTTCTTTGTATGCGTGTGCGTAGGGTGCGCGACAAAGCGTGAAGCCCATGACATCTACCGAATTGTCGAAGTGCATGACACCCTCCGGCAAGAAGTCTTGCATACGGATTCATTCTACATCCGCGATTCCGTGCGTGTCTGGATGGAGGGCGACACCATCCATCATGACCGCATCCGGATTGAATACCGAGACCGATGGAGAGATAGGGTGCAGGAAGTTGTCAGAGAGAGAACGGACACCCTTACAATCCACGATCTCGTCATCCAGAAGGAAAAGCCCACTTTTTGGGAGAAGACCAAGGCGTGCGGAATCTGGATAGGCGGTACAATAATATTGTTGCTTCTTTCATACCTTGCTGTGCATTTTCGGAGGGCGTAGGCTACGGCTTATGCCCTCTTTATTTGTTAAGGCATATTGCAAAGTAACGGGCAAAAGTTAAAAATAGTTTCGTTTGGAAATTATTTTGGTAAAATGTTTGCAGGGTAAACACTTTTTTATTAATTTTGTAACCGAAAAGATAAGTTAAACCCTTTAAACAACAAAAAATGGAAACTTTAAAGTACACAACAAGAGAAATCAACATGAACTACCGCATTAAGGTGTTCGGAGTCGCCGAAGAAGGAGGAAAGAAACTTAACACGCTTGTCGGTGTGTCTGGATTGCTTAACCTCATCGGTGCAGAGATGTTTAACAAGTTCATGGATAGAAGAGAGAAGTGCAAGGATGACGTCTGCATCTGCAAACTGCGTCGTGGTCTGAAAGTATCATTCTACGTTAAATAATATCAGAATCAATAACCCTTTAAACAACGAACGATTATGGAAACAAAAGTAATTATGTACACGGAGCGCAGAGGATATTCTACCGACCAGATACGTCATACGATGACGGTTGGCGAACTGATTGATTGCCTTTCGCAGTTCGATTCAGATGCGAAGATATATACGGCTCACGATAATGGATATACCTACGGGGGCATCGGTTGGAGCGACTTCACGGATGACTTCGACGAGGATGGAAGGGGGATACGATAACCCCCTTCTCTTCCAGAGATAGAAAAATGATAACCCTTTAAACAACAAACGAGATATGGAAACGAAACTTAACAAGACGGAGAAGGCAGTGCAGAAGTACTGCGAGGCATTAACGAAGACCATTAAGGAATTAGACGAGGGATGGAGAAGAACATGGCTCACGACCAAGGGAGGAGGCAAAGCCCAGTCCGGTGACGGAAGACCCTACAATGCGATGAACCAATTTTTGCTCTATCTCATGACCGATGCCAACGGATGGAACTACCCTATTTACATCACGTTCCAGAAGGCCCACGAACTCGGTGCCCATGTGAAGAAGGGAGAGAAGGCAAACCCCGTTCTCTTCTGGTGTATCAATGCGTACAAGAATGGACAGCGTATTACGATCGATGAGTGGAGGAACTTGCCGAAGGATGAGCAGAAGGAATGGAAGACTGCACCCGTGCTTCGTACCTATGACGTATTCAATATCGACCAGACTACGCTGAAGGAGGATAACCCGAAAGCCTATGACAAGATGGCCAACCGCTTCGAAATTCCAGAGATGAAGACGGAGGATGGGATGTACGTTAACGAGAAACTCGATGCCCTCATCGGTGGGGGATGGTGCTGCCCTATCCATCCGGAGAAGCAAGACCGAGCCTATTACTCGATGGCTACGGATACGATTACGTTGCCGTTGAAAGCCCAGTTTAACGTCGACGATGAGGAGATAGGAGGGCAGGAATATTATGCGGCAGCCCTGCATGAGATGGCTCACTCTACGGGCATAGAAAAGAGGCTAAACCGAAATATGGGCGGCGGCTTTGGTAGTGAGGACTACGGACGAGAGGAACTTGTTGCCGAGTTGACTGCTGCGGTGTGTGGGCATGAATTGGGCTTTAACACCAGAGTGGAGAAGAACAATGCGGCTTACATCTCCTCATGGCTGAAGAGTATCAATGAACAACCCCGCTTTTTGGTATCGGTGCTTTCCGATGTGAGCAAGGCGGTGACGATGGTACATGAACATCTGGAAAAAGTAGGATAAAAAGGTGACTTTTAGGTAAATTTTAGGTAATTATTAGGTAAATTTTAGGTAACGGGCGGCTTAACCATCCGCCCACAAATCAAAACATTATGACACAACAAACAAAAAATTCTCTCGACCTCTACCGAGGCGGAAACCCCGACACGATTTATCAGTTAATGAGGGTGCAATCTTCAAAGGTGCGTGACGAACTGATGGAGATTTGCCACACGGACGATCTGAAGGAATGTGCATTACGACTTTCCATCGGTGCGTATTAGTTAAAGATTGCAAAACGTTTGCATAGTTCTGGATAAATGATTAACTTTGCAGCGTTGTTTAAAGGGTGGGCGTATCCAGAGCCCGACCCAAAGCCTCTGCCTGCGGGTGGGGGCTTTTTTCTTTCGCTAATGGCATGAAATTACGTGGGCGGTAAAGTTATAAGGCAAAGGAATGAAAACCGCTTGCGCTCAAAAACTCACAAAAATAACCTTATTTTTTACCGTACAACACCCAATCGATGACCCGACGGTTGGCAATATCTACTTTCTTTTGGTCGCGTTGAATATACACGGATGTGGTGGCATTGTGGGAGGAGTGCCCGAGGGCTTGGCTTATCACGTCATCCGGAATGTCGAGCGATGCGGCAATGGTCGCCCATGAATGCCGTGCCCAGTAGGTTGTAACCTTGTCGGGCAATTCTTGATTGACACGTTCGGCGAAGTGCCGATAGCCCGTGCATCCTTCAGTCCATCGGAGAAGGAGGGACTGACCGCGATTGCGATCTATGATTTCCGCAGCCTCTGGCTCTACCTTGATATTATAGAGACGATGTGTCTTACGGCGGTTAAATTGAATGCGCCCATTGCAATATGACGAGGCGGTAAGGTTACAGAGGTCTATGATATTAATACCTATCAGCAGAAAGCAAAGACGGAATGCATCAAAATATCTCTGCCGCCATGGTTCTATGTCAGCCGTAAAAATTTTACGGAGTTCTTCAGAGGACAAATTACGTTTCGGTGTTGCGACGGGAGTGATGCGGTAACGACGGAATGGGTACAAGGTCGTTATTTCGTTGTCGATTGCATCATTAAAAACGGCACGGATGTTACGGAGATGGATGTTACGGGCGTTAATGCTCGGAGAAGTGGAGGAACACCAACGGAAGAAACCATCGAGCCACGCCTTGCTGATATCGGAAAATTCGAGCGATGCGGCGTTCTGGTCGTATCGAGATATTTGCACCCGTGTGGCTTTATATATATTGCGTGTGCGTGCGTTGGTGTGCGTATCTTGAAAGTGCTTATACCATGCCGAGAACGTCACGGGTTTCTCCTCTTCTGGATGAAGGGTGCGGATGATAATGTCGCGGAGTTCGAGGGCGTTTGCCGTTTTCTGCTGTCCGGTGTTGAGGACGGAGAGGAGTGCTTGCTGCCATTCCGTTATTGTCTGGAGGACAACGGAGTTTAAAAACGCTTTGTTCGGATGGTTTATGACAAGAGAGCGACGTGCATCCCATTCATCCTTCCGGATGGAGATGCCCAGAGAGTGACGTGCGGTCTGCCCATGATGGCTCACGACAATCTTCAGAGGGTACGTGCCATCTCGTTTTCTGGCTCTGGTGTCGAGGGTTACTTTTACGTTTGCCATATTTTTGCACTTGTTTTGCAGCCGAATGCGTCGAAAGGGTGCAGGATGCAGCAACGTGCCATCATCCCGACCCAGTTGTGCGTACCGCTTAAATATGTGGGGAATTAAGCGGAGAGAACAGGATTCGAACCTGCGAACCAGTTTTGCCGGTTACACGCTTTCCAGACGTTTACACCCCTTCTGCAAATAGTTGGTTTTCAACGGGTTGCTTACGAGGTCTGCCACGCTTGCGCTTTATTTGCACTTTTTCCGGTTTTTTGCCATAGAATTGGCGTACCTTTTCCGCATCCCACCCATCACGGAAGACACCGCCTTCTCCGGTCAAAAGGTACAAGGGGCTTACCATGTAGTCACGGACGAGATAAGCCAGCCAGCAAGGCTGGAATATCCTTTCGTGCCCTTCTGGTTGCTCTCGCATGGTTAAAACGTTCCATCGGTTTATATCGTACCGTGTGCAGATGGTTTTAAGCCCACGGACGATTTTTTCTTTCTTCAGAGTATTAACCACTTCAAAGAAACGATTTATTATTACTACGTTGTCGTTCATTTTCCCTGCATTTTTTCGATGATGTTTAAAAGGCGATCTATTTGCTCATCGCGTTTGCGGAGAGCGTCATAGGGAACGCCTACGCCATTGACTGAATTGTCGCCAGAGTTTCCGAAGGCTACGGGTGCATTGATATCTCCGTACATGGTTGCGATGGGAACGCCCATGACTTCCGCAACCCTCTCGATGGTGCCAGACTTTACGTCGGCAGAATTGAACACGCTATTCAAAGATTGAGGCGAGATGCCCATCTTTTCCGCGAAGGCATTTGTCCTTATGCCCGACCGCTCGATAATCTGCTTTAGTTGCCTACCAGTCATAACGATTAATATTTGTAGAAAATCTTTAAATTAAATAAAAAATAAAGATTTTTCTTTGTTTTATAAAATATTCTTTGTAATTTTGTAAACAGATTTCTAAACCCGTTTACAAAGGTAATACAAAACTTTTATAAAAACAAGAAAAAAGAAAGAAAAATGAAAAAAAATTTTCTGAAGACCGAGAAGGAACTGGAACGAGAAAAGTTCCATGCCCAGATTGTTGCCGAGTACAAGGCAATGAGAAAGAAGTACGAAACGGCTGCGCCGTGGCGAATCTTTAATGAGATAGCAAGTGCCTATGGGCTTACGGCTATGGGCGTGCTGAAGATTTGTACCCGTTACAATGTTTATCAACCTAAAACCGAGAAGAGATGAAAACGAGATGGACGAGTGAGCAATGGCGAGAGTTCTGGAAGGCGAGCATTATTATTCCTGCTCTCATAGAGTTTTACCTATTAATATGGATTTTCGCATGACTGCTACCGAGCCGAGAGTTGCCGACGATGGTCGGTATTCAGTCACCCAGACTTGCGAGGCGTTGGGCATCCATCGTAACACATTGGAGAGATACCGAAAGAAACAACAAATCCGGTGCGGATGGAGGATGACAACGGGACGGAAGTACTACACGGGAATCGAGATTAAACGCCTCTGGCGGAAATTATAGTTATAAACCTTTAAACAACAAATCAAAATGACTGACAAAGTATTAAAGATGCAACAAGCGATGGTAGACGTTCTGGCTGCCGCAGAAGTGAAGAGCATGACGGATGTCATGGAGTTACTGGCTGAATCATCATGCCGACTTCTTTGTGCCGTTGCCCAAGCGCAGGGATTGAAGAAGGAGAACTTTCACGATCTTATCAAGTGCTACGGCGAAGGAATCATGACATGCCAAATCGAGTTTTAACCCTTTAAACAACAAGAACAATGGAAACGAAAGACAATGGAGAAGTCCTTTTCGTTATTGAAACCGAGGACGAAGTAAAGCATTTAACCGAAGCAGGCGTGCAGGAACTTGTTTGGCGGTTGCAAGATGAGGTGCGCGAGCAGCGCAAGAACTCGAATATGTGGTTTAAGAACTACAATGACGAGTTTGAAACACGAAAGAAAGTGCTGCGTGCATTCAAGTCGGTGGTTGATGTAGCCATCGCAACCTCTACACCTTACACAGACGAATTGGGAAACCTTTAAACATTGAAAACTATGACAACGAAAGAAACAAAGAGTGTTTTCGCTACTCTGAATGCGATAAACGTAAACGAGCACACCGAAGAGAAGAACGGACTCACATACCTTTCGTGGGCGTGGGCGTGGTCTGAAGTGAAGAAACTCTACCCGAATGCGACTTATACGATCTATGAGCGCGAGACGGAGTTCGGCCCAGTGAATTACTTTACCGATGGCAAGACATGTTGGGTAAAGACGGGAGTTACCATCGAGGGGCAGGAACATATCGAGGATTTGCCAGTCATGGACTACAAGAACAAGAGTATCATGCTGAAAGATGTTGTAAGCACGGACGTAAACAAGGCCATCCAGAGAAGCCTAACGAAAGCGGTTGCTCGTCATGGGCTCGGCTTGTATATCTATGCAGGCGAAGACCTTCCGGAAAGTGTTGCCGATGAGATGTTGAGCAAGGCACTCGAGCAGGTGCAGAAGGCCGTGAGCCGTGCGGAGTTGACCGCCGTCTGGAATCATTACCCCCAACTGAAGAAGGTTGCTGCATTCAAGGATGCCGTTACCCAGAGAGGAGGAGAGATTGCTGCGTAAATCATCTGGAGGGGGCTTGCCCCCCTCCTTAAATTGAAAGAAGATGTACAACAAATATCATATTTGGGTAAAGGAGTGCTGCGCCTCCTGCGTGTTCGCCTCCATCGATAGCGAGACGAAGAGAAAGTGCAAGAATGATGATAAGAAACACCGCCCGACTTACGGATGTTCCAGATGGAAGATGGCAAAGGGCTTCGAGGAAGCAGGGAAAGGCGATGGAGTGATAAAGAAAAGGGCTTGGCTGCGTTTCTATCTCGCTTTCCTGCATAAAGAAAAGAGGCTGAAGATAGCAGACAAGACACCCCGTGAGCAGGTTGTCGAGGTGTGGGAGAAGTTGCACGGAAGTATTTACGAAGAGAATATTTAAACAACAAGGAAATGAAGAACAAACTAAATGAAAGTAGTGTGCGCTTCCAGAGCGAAGACCACACCTATCATGCCGAAGGGAGAAATCCACAAGGCATAACGCCAGTCGTTAATTGGGTATTTGACGATACCTACAAGGGCATCCCTGCCAATATTATGAAGATGGCTGCCGACCATGGTACTGCGGTACATAGTGCGTGTGAGTTATGGGACTCGCTGAAACTGATGGATGACGAGTACGGAAGAGAGGTGCGAGCCTATATTGCCATGAAGGAGAGCGAGGGGCTTGAGACCCTTTGCAGCGAGTACGTCTGCGATCTCTATGATGGCGAACTCGACTTCGCTTCGCCCATCGACAAGGTGTTTAAGGAGAAGGATGGCTGCTACCCATTGGGAGATATCAAGACAACGAGCAACATCTATCTGGAGAAGGTTGCATTGCAGTTATCGATATATGCCTACATGTTTGAGATGTTGAACCCAGACAAGAAGGCGGGACGGCTGTTTGAAATCTGGCTACCGAAGGAGAAGTACGGACAGCCTTCTCTCATTGAAGTGCCACGCATTCCGGTTGAGCAGGTGCTTTTCATTCTCCATGAATATGTGCAAGGAGGCTCAAAGGAATATTGCCGCGACATCGTTCTGGAACATTGCCAGTGCCACCCGATGAAAGACGAGGGATGGCTTCCGGCGAACATCCGGCAAGTGGAGATGGAAATTGCGGAAATCGAGAGAGAGCAGAAGAGGATGAAGACGAGGAGCGAGGAACTGCGTGCAGGGCTTCTGAAACTGATGCAAGAGCATGATGTGAAGAAGTGGGAGGGCGAGCATATCATCCTCACAAGAAAGGCAGGAGGAGTGCGGACAACATTGGATTCCGCGAAGGTTAAAACCAACTATCCGGATGTGTATGCAGAGTGTGTAAAAGAAAGCAGTTTTGCAGAAAGTTTAACAATCAAAATCAAAGAACAATGATTATTTTAAGCGTTATTGGCAACTTGGGTGCCGATGTTGAAGTAAAGGAGATTAACGGAAAGCGTTATGCCTCCATGCGTATTGCCTCTACCCAGAAGAGAGGCGGAAATAATACCACGACGTGGGTATCGGTGCTTGCCACCTATTCTGAAAACCTCATGCCGTATCTGAAGAAGGGGCAGAGCGTGTACGTCAATGGCGAGGGAGATGTGAAGACCTACCAGACGAAGGATGGGCGTACGGGTGTCGATGTCAGTTTGTTTGCCTCGACGATCACTTTGTGCGGAAAGTCAGAAAACGGGCATCAGCAGACCGAAAACGACCAAGCCGATAAATTGGTCGGCTCTGGCGAGAAAACCGCTTACGCTCAAAGCAATCGCGGTGTAGCCGAAAATGAGAACGAGTTACCATTCTGATATGAAGCAAGTAACATTAACCAAGCAGGGCGGTCGGGTGTCTATGGACGTAGACCTCGACGCCCTCTTCTCTACTCTACGAAATGGTGTGTACACCATAGTGATAAAGAGGAAGCAGGAGAAGAGGAGCATTGCCCAGAATGCGCTCATGTGGCTCTGGTTTACTTGTATCCAGAGGGAGACGGGAACACCGAAAGAAGATGTACACCTCTACTATAAGGCGAAATTTTTGGGAAAGTGGGTAAGCATCAATGGCGAGCCACCTACTCGCGCGATTCGGGATACGAAGGAACTATCTACGGAAGAGATGACGGAATTTTTAAATCAAGTACAAGCCGAAGCGGCCACGGAGTTGGGAATCTGTCTGCCGAGCCCAGAGGATGCGTACTGGGAATCATTCTTGCAGACTTATCAATGAATCACACAACCCTTTAAACAACAACAAAAGACATGAAGAAAGTAGAACTTTATAACGACCATTTCCAGAATTTCAAAGTATACGGCATACCTCATGCCCAGTTAATCATTGCCGACCCTCCTTACAACTTGGGAAAGAATGCTTACGCGAGCAATCCTGCGTGGTACAAAGATGGGGACAACAAGAACGGAGAGAGCGAACTTGCGGGCAAAGAATTTTTCGATACCGATAAGGACTTCCGCCCTGCGGAGTTCATGCACTTTTGCAGCCAGATGTTAGTCAAAGAGCCGAAGACGGGCGTCACGGATGAAGAAGTGGAGACGATCGGGGAGAGTGGAACGAGGACGAAGTCGAAAGCCCCCTGCATGATTTTGTTTTGCGCCTTTGAGCAGTTGCATTATTATATCGATTTAGGGATGAGGTACGGCTTTAAGCATTACATTCCTTTGGTATTCAGAAAGAATTACTCACCGCAGGTGCTGAAGGCGAACATGAAGATTGTGGGCAATTGTGAGTTCGGGTTTGTTCTCTACAAGGACAAGTTGCCGAAGTTCAATAACGATGGGCGTATGATATTTAATTGCTTCGAATATGTGAGGGACAACGAGAGCCCGAAGATACACCCGACGCAGAAGCCCGTGCCCCTTCTGGAAGAACTGATACGGATATTCACGGACAAGGGGGATGTTGTCATCGACCCGTGCGCAGGGAGTGGAAGCACGTTGCGTGCGGCGGCAAATCTCCTTCGGAGGGCGTACGGCTTTGAGATAAAGAAGGACTTCTACAAGGAGGCTAAAGAGAAGATGCTCAGCGTTACAGAGCCTAATCTCTTCACGGAGTAGCGTGCATTGTTTGGTGCATTGTTTGTTCAAAATGTTTGCAGCATAAACTCTTTTTTCGTAATTTTGTACCGACGAAAATACAATGGGAATGAGTAACCGAAGAAATATAACACCGAAGCACCCGTGGCACGTTTGTAGTGGATGTGCCCTGCCTTCCTTTGTGGCAGCGTCATCGGGCGGCTTCGGTGTCTTTTATAGGAGGACATCCAGATGAACGGATGGATAAAGTTAAACCGAAGCATAACAAGCCATTGGCTCTGGCAGGATGCGGAGCGGTTTAAATGGTGGTGCGACCTGCTCTTTCTCGCAGCGTGGGAGGATAGGCAGACGATGCACGATGCCCATATTTTTACGTTGAAGAGGGGGCAACTTGTTGCGTCGGTTTCGTATCTCGCAGAACGATGGGGGAAGAGCCACCCAACGATCATTAAGTTTTTAAAGTCTTTAGAGGCTGAAGGAATGATAACGAGGCAAGTTCTTTATAGGCAAACTTCTATCATAACTATTTGTAAATGTGGAGGTTATGAAGAACAAAGCGACGACACCCTTTATAGCATAATTGACACCCAAGTTGATACCATAGTTGACACCATGGTTTATACAAATAAAGAAGATAAAGAAGTAAAGAAAGACTCTCTAACGAGAGTTACGCGTACGCGCGAAAGATTCCAGAAACCAACCATCGAAGAAGTGAGGGCGTACATATTTGAACGTGGCTATATCTTCGATGCGGAGGCGTTCTGGAACTATTACGAGAGCAACGGATGGAAGGTTGGGAAAAACCCGATGAAGAACTGGAAGGCGGCATGCTCTACATGGAACACGAAAGAGAAACAAAATAATAGCAAAGGATATGGAAGAAATCAAAGCGGTATTACAACGAACGAGGACGTTGTCCGGAACACCTACGAAATTATCAGAGAAATCGACCAAGACTATTCAGAGGTTCGGGAGTTTTGACGCTCTTCTGGAGAAGGTAAACCCTACGATGCAGGATTATTTTAGCCAACGGGGTGCTCTGGCGGTCATGGGAGACTTCCCTACGTTGGCGGATATAAACCAAGCATACGGGAGTGGAAGCGGAGAGAAATGGCTTGTGCCGCAGATCGCTGACTTAACCCTCTTTACGGGAGCGAAGAATATTGATAAATATCAGCATAGGGCATTGGCGAGGCTGTTGTCATCGGAATACTACTGGCTGAAGTTGTCAGAGTTCCTGCTATTCTTCCACCGCTTCAAGATGGGGCGTTATGGACGTTTCTTCGGGAATGTCGACCCGATGGTAATAACGTGCGCGATGCGTGATTTCATTGCCGAGCGGAATGTTATCATTGCCGAGGAGGAGCAGAAAGAGCGGGAACGTCTGGAAGAAGAGGAAAGGAAGCGTAACCCACCCATCACAAGGGAGGAATGGGAAAGGAGAAAGGCGGAGAAGGAAGAGAAACGGAAATAAACGGGACAAGGCATGTCTTTTCCTCGCAGGTGGATAAATTCTATACCCAAGAGTAGAAAACAGCGCAAACCCAAAATTTAAACAAAATAATAACAAACCAAAAACCGAAAAGAAATGAATTACGAAGAGAAATACAAAGAGGCGTTAGACCTCATGAAAGATTGCGTGCCCGACGAAAATGGGTTGGTGCATGTGCGACCAGAAGACATCTTCTCCGAACTCGCGGAGACGAAGGACGAGAGGATAAGGAAAGCAATTTTATCTGGTTTGAAATACCTTGAAGCAGAATTAGGATGGGATGCTGTTGGCAATGTTGACATTTTAGATGCTTATGCTTGGCTTGAAAAGCAAGGCGAGCAGAAGGCTTCTGATAAAGTTGAGCCGTTTAAATGGAGCGAAGAGGATGAAAATATATTAGAATACACCAAAGAGGCCGTAATAAACACTTGGGGAGGAGATACGCAAGACGAGATTCTTGACTGGCTTGAAAATATTAAACAAAGAATAGGAGAATAAACTATGGCAAAAAAGGAATTAAAGGAGACGTTTAGTCTCACGGTTGAGCAGTACGACAACGGTTTTACGATTAAAGACGCTAATTGTGATATTGCGGAAGTGGTCGAGATACCGCAGAGCGAGAAACACATACACATGTCATCGGAGTGGCACGAGAGGCTCGGAAAGATTATCGCCATGGATTTGGCGGCAGTAATGGACGCCGAACTTGTCAATGTTGCGGAAATAACGTACACTATCAAAGTAGAGGAGAGAGAAAATGAGCAGGACGATTAATTTCCCAACTGACGATGGAGAGGTCTTAATCATGCAGGATAAGATAAACGCTGCGGAAATCAAAGACGGCACGATTAAAGTGTGGGCAAATGACAGCACCCCGTATGTGTTTAATTACGAAAATAGAGAAAGGGCAAAAGAGAATTTTGCCAAGTTAAAGAAATACCTAAACGAAGAGGAAAGATGAAAGACAAGATTTTTAATTTTGTTTTTGCGATGCTATTCGCCATTCTGGTGTTCTTAGTTCTGGAAGTGGGATACATCGCAATGTTCAAGCACAAGGAGTGCATAACGAGAGAGGATTGCCACGAAATCATTGATTCAGTTTTAACGGAAATTTATGACTAAGAAAATGGAAGAAAGGATGAAGGACTTAAACGTGAGGAGATTGGCGAGGGCGACGAACAACCTTGAAAAGATAGAGTTATTACTTACCAATATCTTTTGGGATGAGATGACGATGCAGATGGATGACAATGACATTCTCTATCTGGAAGAGGCCAACCAGAAGATAGAGGATGTTAGGGTTAAACTAAAACGTATAATGGAAAGGAAAAAGGCATGAAGATAGAAATACACAATACGAGGGTGCATGCGGACATCATTATCGGAGAGGACGCAGACGCATATGATTGCGTAGATGCGCTCATCGGTGCAATGATTATTGAAGGGTACGATATTAAATCCGTACATCGCGCATTCCAGAGAAGAGCAAAAGGCATGGAGGGCATAGGGGATGAAATATGACGTATATATAGGGATAGACCCCGACAGCGTGAAATCCGGTGTTGCCTATGTAGAGAGGGAGACGGGGAAGTGCGAGGCTACGGCTCTCGCCTTCCACGATCTGCTCAACTATCTCGATTTCGTGCGGAAGAAGTCAGAGGATAGCGGGCAGAGCGTTCTTGTGGTAGTCGAGGCAGGATGGCTGAATGATAGCAACTGGCATCTCACATCCAGAGATTCACGATATATTGCGAGCGCGAAGGGCAAGGCTTTAGGAAGGTGCGAGCAGACGGGGCGGCTTATTCTGGAGATGGCGGAAGAGGTCATCGGGTTGACATGTCTGGCGAAGAAGCCCCTGCGGAAGTGTTGGAAGGGGAAAGACCGGAAGATTACGCATGAAGAGATTGCGGAGTTTACGGGGCTGATGGGGAGGACAAACCAAGAGGCGAGAGATGCCCTGCTACTCGCGTGGGTTGAGGCTGGCCTGCCGATTAAAGTTAAAACACGTTAAATGTTTGTGAGATAAGCATTTAATTCGTATCTTTGTGGCGACATAAAAAGTTTGAAGTTATATCTTTTTTGATTTGTTTTCATTATGTAAGCATTTATGTTTCGACTGTTAGGAGTAAATTTCATAAGCATCAGCCTTCCGGTACGGGAGTATAGGGAGGTTTTAAAAAAGAACAATGCCATAATTACAAGATAAAGAGTTAATTCAAGTTGCGAAAGCCAGCGGCAAGGCGTTAAACCGATGACGGGCGGGAACAGCACCGCCGCAAGCCCGTAGTGATGACACTTGAAATAGGAGGGGCGATACCGACACGGGCACGTAGTTGTGTATAAAATTCATATTTTTTGTTATTTAGGTTATTAATTTGAAAACGCAACCCCTGCGGTCTGCGAAGATAGCAGGGGAATTTTAAAAAGTGAAGAGATGGAAAGACTAAATGTGAAAATCGAAGAATTGCCCATCGACAAGGTGCAATACAACCGAGGGCAGATTGATGGCGTGCCGAACAATCCGAGAAAGATAAGCAAAGAGAAGTTCGACGCGCTGAAGAAGTCTATACAAGAAAGTCCGGAGATGAACGTGCTGACTGAAATTAAAGTTTTCCCCTATAAGGGTAGTTACGTCGCAATTTCCGGTAACCATCGACTGAAGGCATATAAGGCTTTAGGATGGAAGACGGTACTATGCAAAGTTCTTCCAGAAGATACCCCCGTGGCGAAGTTGAGGGAGTACGTAATAAAGGAGAACATGCTCTATGCGGAGACGGACAATGCTCTGCTGAAGGCGTGGGACGTGAAGGAACTTGCCGCATGGGATGTGCCGATGAAATTAGGAGGTGCAGAGCCGAAGGAGCAAGCGGAAGTGGAGTTTACACAAGTTCTGGATGAGGAACACAACTACATCGTGCTTTATTTTGATAACAAGGTAGATTGGCTGCAAGCGGAAACGATGTTCGACATTAAGCCCGTGCGTGGTCTTTCGACGAATAAATCGAGTATCAACTCATGCGGAAAGCGTATGGGCATCGGGCGCGTGTTGAGAGGTGCGGATGCATTGAACAAGATTTTGCAGGGAACGGGAATCGGGGAAAAGTTCAACGGAAAGGCGGAAGACGATGAAAATATCAGTTAATTGCCCATCATACAAACGCCCATCTGGTGTCCTCACGTTGAAATACCTGCCTTTCTGCCGTGTGTGGGTAGACCACAAGGAATATGAGGCGTACAAGGAGAACAACCCAGATGCGGACATCGTAAGTTGTCCGGAGGGAGTGCAGGGGAATCTCTGCCGAGTGCGCAACTATATTCTCGATGAAGAGTTCAAGCGTGGCATGGACGTCGTGCTTATCATTGATGACGATCTTAACCACGTCGGGCATTATCGATACAATAAAGACACGGGCTTCGGATATGATAAAGAGAAGGTAACGGCAGATGATTTCTTTGCGTTTCTGGAAAAGTACAGTATCATGGCGGAAGAGTTGGGCGCGAAGTTTTGGGGCGTGAATTGCAATGCGGATGCGATGGCATATCTGCATTATACCCCGTTCTCCACGACATCGTATATCGGTGGACCGTTCCAGTGCTTTCTGAAGGGAAACCGATGCCACTATGATGAGGAGTTGCCGCTGAAGGAGGATTACGACATGACGTTGCAGCAGTTGAATCTGGAAAGAGTTGTGCTGCGAGTGAACTCTTACTTTTATATCTGCAAGCAGTCAGTACAAGCAGGAGGATGTGCGACGTACCGAAACCGAGATAGAGAGGAGCAACAATTGAGAAGGTTGCAAGAGAAGTGGGGCAGCGACATAGTGAAGATTGACAACTCAAACAAGGGGCAGACCCAGAAGGAGAAGAGACTGGACTACAACCCCATCATAAAAGTGCCCATCGGTGGCGTGTAGATAGGAGGAGAAAGTAATGGCAATAGACCCAGAGAAGAGCAAGGGCACGCAGTTTAGAAGCGGTGCCGAAGCGGTAGAGAATGGCAGGAAGGGGGGCAAGGCTTCCGGAGAGGCCAGAAGGAAAAAGAAGACATTTGCCGAGGCTCTGAAATATATACTATACGATGCAGAGTTGAGTGCGGCTTTAAAGGAGAGGCTGAAGGCTGAAGGAATCGAGGAGAAGACCCACCAGATGGTAGTTGCCCGCTCGATGGTGGCTGAGGCGGAGAAGGGGAATGTGCAGGCGTATGTTGCCATCCGCGACTCGGTAGGCGAGAAGCCGATAGACAAGACGCAAATCTCCGGCGGTCTGGATACGAACATACAAATCGGCTTTGTCGAGACGGGTGTCGAACCAGTCGGGAGCGAGGAGGACATCGACGTATGAAGAGAAAGCCCAGAGAGGAGAAAGTGACACATACCTGCGGAGAGTGTAGGCACGCCAAGCCCGTGTACCGCTTCCACACGTTGAGTATTGGCGGAAGGCCAACTCTCGCAGATTGTGAATACGTGAGAGAAAGGTGCGTACTATTAAGCGAGAAGGCTTGTGACGGGCATTTTAAGCCCTGCTAACGGGCTTTCTCGTTTCGCGTGGTAAGTTATCCACAAGAAGTAAAACAAGGGCATAGGCTCAAAATTAGGATAAAATAAGGATGATGCCATTTAAAGTGATAAAGGAGTTATACAAGGCGAACACGGATGGGAGTTATCGAACATTCGTGAACCAAGGCGGCACGTCATCCGGAAAGACCTACACTATCATGCAGGTGCTATTTGTCTATGCGATGACCGAGCCGAATGCCGTTATCACGATTTGCGGACAAGACTTGCCAAATTTGAAGGTCGGTGCCCTGCGAGATGCGAAGACGATTATTAACGGCTCGGAGTGGATGAGGGAGTACTTCAACGTGAACGAGAGCGGCTCGTTTATCACGGGGCGCAACAATAGCATTCTGGAATTTAAGAGTTACGACAATGAGCAGGATGCGAAGAACGGAAAACGCGACTACCTCTTCGTGAATGAGGCGAACGGCATACCATACGAAATTTATTGGCAACTCCAGATACGCACCCGTAAGCGTGTCTACATCGATTACAACCCGTCTGCTCGTTTTTGGGCGCATGATGATGTCATCAACACGGAGGGCACGAAACTGATTATTTCAGACCATCGGGGCAATCCGTTTCTCTCTGAAGAGGAACACGAACGAATAGAGGGGATTGCAGACGAGGAACTCTGGAAGGTGTATGCCAGAGGGATGACGGGAAAGATAACGGGGCTTGTGCTGACACGATGGGACGTTGTCGACGATCTGCCACCGCGTGATGAGTGGAGGGGCGACTGGTACGGGATGGATTTTGGTTTCACCAACGACCCTACGGCATTGGAACATGTTGTGCTTGCCCATGGCGAGTTGTTTGTGGACGAAGTGATATACGAATCTGGGCTTACGAACCCAGAGATTGCGCAGAAGGCAAAGGCGGCAGGATTGACCCGTGGCGATATGATTGTTGCAGACTCAGCAGAGCCAAAGAGTATACGGGAACTCACGAACACGGGATTGTGGGTTACACCCTCTGAAAAGGGAAAGGACAGCATCGCAGTCGGTCTGGATATCCTGCGGCGGTATGTCATCCATTTTACGAGGAGGTCGCAGGGAATTATCGGAAATGCGAAGGCATACCAATGGAAGAAAGACCGAGACGGGAAGAGGACGAACGACCCCCAAGATGGTAACGACCACGGCATCGATGCTATCCGGTACGTGGCATTGCTGAAGTTGAATACAAGAAGGCAGACGGGCGGAAGCCGTGCCAAAGTGATGAAATACTGATGGATAAGAAAACGACATTTCGAGAGTGGCTTGCAGTAGTGCCTTTTACGGACTTCCAGATGCAGACCTATGACCGACCAATGAAGGTGGGCAAGAAGGTGGTGCCTGAAAATCTGGATGACCTCACAATCGGGCAACTGATTGAACTCTCCACCCCTGCTGCGGGGAACGAATCACTATACCGCATTCCGGAGGTAATACTCGGAATGAAGCGCAGGGAGGTGGCGAGGGCGAGAGCCGTAGAGGTCGTGCCGTTCATCGGATGGGTAATGACGGAAGTTGAGAAGATAAACAAACTCTTTGAAAAGGCGAGCGGTAAGCCGTCAGAGATAGAGAGACGGGCAGGAATAGACAAACTTACCTTCGGTCTTTTCGGGATGCTCGACTGGTATGCCCTGCGGATGGGATACGTAGACCATGACGAGGTGCTGCGTGTGGGATGGATGCGTATTTACAAGTGCATGGACATGGATACAAAGAAAGCAGAATTTAACAAAAGATTACAAGAGGAGATAATAAATGACAACCGACGAAAAGTTGCGCGAGGTAGCAAAAAATGAGTTTCCGGAATGGACTTACATTTTCGATGATTGGTACGTCGCAGACCGAGACGTATCGAAACGCGGGCTACCCGCTATTATTGCCCTGCTCCCCTTCTCCGGACAAATCCGGATGAGGAACGGGCAGACGAGGCTCTCGCAGAATTGCTCCATCGCATTTGTCGATAGAGTGAGGAAGGATGCGACGGGAGAGGAGAAAAGCGAGGTTTACAACCGAATGCTCACGGCTGCAATCGATTTTATTGTTGCGCTGAATAGGTCTGGATACTTCACGGCATTGGAGGTCACAAACTTTACCGTGCTGTATGACCAACTTTCGACGATAGTCACGGGCGTGTATATCGACATCGCGCTTGAAGAATTACAAGGGAGGTGCGACTAATGCCATTCGATGCGAGATTAAGCCGAGAAATCATTGCCGACGAGTTGGATGAGTTACGGCTTCGTATCATCCAGAACATGCAGAATGCAGGTGCGGTGGCAACGGGTAACACTATCCGCAGCCTACGTGTCGTAACGGAGGATGATGGCGTGGCTCTGAAGTCGATGCAGCGAATGCCGTTCGGAGTTCTGGAAACGGGACGAAGCGGAGGAGGCCCTACCCATGTGCCAAAGCCAGTCGTTCATGGTGTGCCCGTGGGATTTGCGGCAATTATTTACAAGTGGATGCAGGCAAAGGGTATACACGCATCGGACGTGAGGAAACCGCCCAGTTCGCGGTTCGTGGCGATGCGCAACGCACAAGAGAAAGCCGACCGCAGTCTTTCGTTTGCCATTGCCACGTCAATCATGAACAACGGCACATTGCTCTTCCAGAATGGAGGGCGAGATACGATCTATACGCAGGAGGTACCGAAGACGGTGGAGAGAATCAAAGAGCAACTTACAAGGCTCGTTTCTGCGGAGGTGGTCGAGCAAATTAAATTGAATATTCAGACATTAAACCAATAGGAGGACGAAAAGAGATGAGGAACACAAGCGGAACTTACGTCACGCTCTATTATCCGGATGCGCTGTGCTTCGCATTCAATCCGGTTACATTCCGTGCCGCTAATGTCTATTCGATGACGATAACGGCAACGGCTTTCGGTCGCAGCGTGACGGCATCCTATGAGGGGATAGGTGCAACAAATTTCACTATCTTTGCCGATGTGCAAGGACTGATGCAAGCCCTCTGGAAGGATATAAGCACGTTGATAGACTATGCGAGCAATGACCCTTCAGATACGGGTGCGGTGGTGCAGTTCAATGTGAGTGCCACCCACGTAAGCCAGCATACGGAGACATTTAACGTTTCTTCTTTTATCGTATGGGGAGCGTTAGCCCCAAATGGGAATGACGTTTTTAACGGCTTCCGGCGAGTGAAGTGGTTTGCCAACTATCCGTTTACGATGGGATTCTATGCAGGCGGAGCAGGCTCTATCCTATTCAGTCGCAACGAAACTCTGGTGCATTATACGAGCATAGCGGGGCAAGGAATGTTCACTATTTCATCGGATGAGATACCCGACGGGGCAGATTATTCGCTGGTCTATGACTATGCAGGGCAGTTGCAGCAAGCGACGTTCGACTCCACCTTCGACCTTACCTTCTATCTTCAGCAGAATGCTCCGCAGACGTTAGTGATGCGAGTAGATATAGACCGATGCGAGCATAAGGATGTTGTTTACCTTCGATGGATAGATAGACACGGTTTCTTCTGTTATTGGCTCTTTGAAAAGAGGAATGTGCAGAGGGTTACACAAGCGACCATGGATTTCACGCGACCCGACCTTCAAAACTACCAGATAGGGCTTGGATACCAGAGAGGGGCAGGCAGAAGGCAGGCTTTTGCAAGAAATGATGTTTTACCCGTTTGTGTGCCGATGGTCGATGCGGAGACGTACGATTATATCTTCGACATCGCAACATCTCCGGTGGTGGATATGCTCACGGACGATGACAAGTGGGTATCGGTGGGAGTGCAAGCAGGAACGTATACGAAGACGGATGACAACCTGCAAGACTTTGTTGTAAATCTCTTATTACCAACCATTCCAACTCAAAGACTATGATGCAGCAATTATTTATCGATGGAGCGCTTGCCGACATCTCGCAGAATGTGTCGGTGGCTCTGGCTCTGAAGTCGAACTTGCTTGGGGATGTGTCGAAGATATTAAGTAACCATACCTACACATTCAATATCCCTGCAACGGCAAGGAATCGGCGGCTTGTAGGATATTCGGATACGTTGGCGGTGCAAACGGCATTTCCGTATCAGTACCACCGAGCAGACTACTATCGGGATGGTGTGCCCATCATTCAAGGAGGGCGGCTTGTCCTGCTTTCAGTCGGGGAGGACATAGAATGCATGGTAACGTGGGGCGTATCTTCTGCCTTGTCTGCTCTGGTGCAGTCCGGTGCGTCGCTGAAGGATATCGAGGCCGACGATACGATAACGTATAATGAGATACCCGCTTACACGCTGTGGGGGAATTTCATTGCCGACACGAACTATAATGCGTTTTATGCCAGATGCGACTACCACGCCCCTCTGGAAGATGAGGAGCAGGAGAAGAAGGCGGCGCAGAGAGGATGGAATGCAACGACGTATATCCGCCCAGTCGTGCGAGTGCCGTGGCTTCTTCAGAAGATACAGAGCCAGTATAATGTTTCGCTTGTGTTCGGGCAGGAGCAGCAAGACGTCTTGCAAAGGCTCTGCATCCCTCTGGTTGAAGATTCGCCAAGTGCGTTGACCGAGGACACCTCCGTTATGACGTTGGGGACGCCTTCCTCATCCGGTGCGGTGGATGTGTACCCGTTCACGATGGATAACACGGGCGGCATCTTCTCTTCCTACACGAACAATATTGCCTATGTAGGAACGACGAAGACGATAACGTTGTCCTTTAATATCCAGATGCAGACGAGCGTCGCATGGGCTACCGCGTTGTGTGCGACCAACCATATACAAGTGAGGGTGTACACGGGGAGCGATTATGAAGACCCAGAGGACTTGCAGCAGACGTTCTCGATTGTCGGGATGGAGGGGAGCAATGCAGTCGTGCAAGCAAAGGGCGAAATCGATGTCGATTTGTCATCGGGGCAGGGCATTAGCATACTGGTTGTTGCACAGAATATCCTTTGGCGTGTTCCGGTCACGATATCCGGAAAGGAGGTTACGGCATACAATCAGTCAGAGCATGTGCAGTTCGGAGGCCAATATCCCATCGCATCAAACCTCCCAGACATAAAAATCGTGGATTTTATCAAAACGCTTTGCGCGTTGTTGGGTGTCTGGTGTAAACAGCCGAGCGGTAATACGTTGGAGTTCGTGCCGTATGATAAAGTGAGAGATAACAAGAACTACGCCATCGACTGGACGGGAATCGTGGTGCCGGCATATTATGATGAGAGACCGGGAAGTACGGAGTACCGAGTAGACGAATGGGCGCAAAAGAATTGGTTAAAATACAAGGATGAAGAGAAGTACGAAGGGCAGGCGGATGCCTCCATCGATGTGGCGGACGAGACGTTGGAGCAAGAACGTGAATTGTTTGTACTACCTTTCGCGGCTTCGATGGTTAACCGAGTGGGAATGGCGAACGTGCCAATCTGGAAACTATCGAACTATGAGCAACTCATGGTGGGAGAAGATACGCTACCGACATATTCGATAGAGAAGTGCGAGCCGCGAATCCTCATGGCGAGACCGGCCAGAACGAACCGATACGTTGGAGATTCAGACCCAGACAACCGTGCGGTGCAACTCTCTATGGATGGGATGAGGTTTGCGGACATTATAACGGCATTTTATTCGGCTCTGGCGAGTTTTATCAATACGGCAAGGGTAGTAACCGAGAGGGTACGGATGATGGACGTAGAACTCCTGCAATTCGATGAGACGATACCCGTGTATTTGGGGCAATATGGATGTACGTTTGCTGTTCTGGAAATTAAAGCCGACAGCAACGGAACGGCAGAAGTGAAACTATTAAAGATTTAGGAGATAATACAATGGCAAGTTATTCAGATGAGCAGACCATCTTAAAAATCAATGTAGATTACCAGAAGGCCATCGAGGGCATTATACGCTATCGGCAGGAAATCGAGAAATTGCAGGAGAAGCAAAAGAGTTTGAGGGACGAGAACAAAACCCTTGACAAGGATAGTAGCCAGTACCAGCAGAATGAGCGCGACCTTATCATTCTGAACGAGCAGATAAAAGAGTATCAGTACAACATCCGGACATTGTCGAAGGAGGTGCAAAACAATGCTCGTATCGAGTTGGAGGCCAACGAGGAGAGAAAGGGCTCGCTGAAGGATATGCGTGCGCAACTCTCCATCCTCACGAAGATGTATGATGAGATGAGTGCGGCGCAGAGAAAGGCGGATGCACAAGACGAGGAAAACGGACTTGCTGCCCAGATACGCGACCTCTCGCAGAAAATCAAAGATGCGGAGGCTGCAACGGGGCGATTCTACCGGAATGTCGGTAACTATGAGAACGCCATCCAGAATATGCTCGGCTTGAACTCAAAATGGTTTCAGCAGTTATCCATGATTAAGGGCATTACCGAGGGAGGACTGGCAAAGGGCTTCCAGACGGTCACTACGGCGGTATCTTCTTTCGGCAAATCTCTTCTTTCTTTGTTGGCAAATCCGGTCGTGGCGATCTTCGCTGCGATAGCGGCTGCGGTTATGGCGGTATCAAAAGCCATAAAGTCATCTGAAGAGAACACAAACCTCTGGAATCAAATACTCGCCCCGTTCCAAAGGATACTAACTGGCATCTTGTCAGTTATACAAGACATTGTTACGGCTATCTTGTCATGGGTTACCAATGGTGCAAAGTTGGTCGGATGGATAATGACAATGCTTGAAAAACTTCCGCTAATCGGAAATTTTCTAAAGATAATTAACAACGAACTCCGTGAAAGTATTGCCATTTCCCAGACGGATGCCGACCTCGCAAAACAACGTCGTGACATGGAGGTGCAAAATGCGAAAGATGAACTTCAAATTGCCAAGTTGCGCAAGGATGCAGCCGCCAACCAGTCGAAAGACCAAAAACGACGGATGGAGGATTTGAAAAAGGCCGACGAATTGGAAAAGGGTATCATGAAGCGTCGGATGCAGTATGCGAAAACCGACCTTGAAAATGCCCGTAAAAAGGCAGCTCAATCTCAGAATGATGCAGCCACCAACGATGAACTCGCACAAAAGGAGGCGGCCTATTACCAAGCACAAACGGCATACTATCAAGGTACGATGCGAATGGCAAGCGGTATTTCGTCTGCCGAAAAGTCTTTGACAAATGATGTAAAGGCGACGGGGAATGCCGCCACCGACCAAGCGCAGAAGATAGAGGAGGCGAAGAAGAAGGAACTTGCAGCCGTGAGGAGTGCGGAGGATGCTATAACGAAACTTATCAAAGATGAGTACGCACGGCAGAGAACGGAAATAAATCTCTCTTACAGCAGACGTATCGAGGACTTGCGGCAGCGTCTGGAAGAAGAGAAGAACTTGACGAAGACCGCCCGTGCGGCTATTCTTGCGGAAATCAAAGCGCAGGAGCAACTCTTGCAAGAGGAACTGAACAAACTTAGTATCGAGAACCTCGAGAAGAGAGTGCAGCAGGAGCAGGAGCGGCTTGGCTACCTTCTGGAAGTGGTGCAGGATGACTGGCTGAAGAGAAGAGAGTTGCAGCTAAAGCAAATCGATGCAGAGGAGGCCCTGACGGAGAGCAGGATTGCAAAGGAGATTCAAGACGAGCAGAAACGATCTGATGTCCTACAAGCCATGCATCTGTCTTTTGCAGCCAAGAGGCAGAAGGTCGAACTGGAGTACGATAAAACATTGCAGGATGAACGGATAAAAGCCCTTTCCGATGATTACGAAACGAAAATCAGAGAGGCGGGCGAGAACGAGTTGGAAGTCGAGAGGCTGAAGATGGAGGAGAAACTTGCCATACTGAATAACTCCCACCAATTGGAAGGCGAGAGCATAGAGGCATGGAATGAGCGCAAACTCCAGATGGAGAGAGACTACCAAGATGCAAAGAAGAGCCTCGCCCAGAAGGAGGTGCAAATCGAGCAAGCGAAGTACAAGGCCATCGGTGCGGCTGTGGGTGCTTTGTCTGACCTCATGGAAGAGGCGGCAGGAGAGAATGAACAGATCGCCATGGCGTCGAAGGTACTTGCCCTTGCCGAAATTGCCATTAACTCCGGTGTCGCTATCGCTGCAGGTATCAAGCAAGCCCAGTCCGTGCCTTTCCCTGCCAATATTGCCGCCATTGCCACGACGGTTGCCACGATTCTCGCTGGAATCACTTCGGCAATAAAAACCGTGAAGTCGGCGAAGTTCGCAGGAGGTGGCTACGTTTCCGGTGCAGGAACGGGGAAGAGCGACAGCATTCCGGCAAGGCTTTCCAATGGGGAGAGCGTGATTACGGCAGGGGCTACGACTTTGTTCTCGCCTCTTCTCTCTGCGTTGAATCAGTTGGGAGGGGGCATACCTATCATTGCCGCCAATCCGCAGACCCAGTTGGGAGAGGATATGCTTGCGGCTGCGGTTGCAAAGGGAATGGCGGCTGCACCTCGACCTGTTGTTGCCGTTGAGGATATCAACCGAGGGCAGAAGCGTGTGGAGGTTATCGAAAATATTGCGAGCGTATGACGAACTATGAGTTTTTGAAGACCAACCGCTCTGCTCTGGATGTGATGGTGCGGAATGGGATAGCGGCTGAAGACATCCGGTATCTGGAAGCCTACGAGAATCTGGAGAGGATGGAGAAGGAGGGACACAAAAAAACCTTCATTGTCGCCTACCTTTGCAGCCAATATGAACTCAGCGAGGCGACCCTTTATCGGGTTGCTAATAGGATGAGGAAGCGGATAGACGGCATTTAGACGGCATAGGCAGGTTTTCTATGACGAGGCTTGGAAAGTGTAAGCCCGTACTACGAAAACAGCATAGGCTCAAAATCGAGACAAAATAAGGTTTCATGGCGTTATTTGTAGGAAAACTACAAAAGGGAGAATGAAACTATCATTTTATTGACGTCAGCAAAATGATTTCGGGGGCTTTCCAGAGATGGGAGCCCCTTATATATTGCTATTACTGCGACATATTCTGGAAATGACGGGAAAATACCGACGAAAATGTTAAAGCAGACGGACAGCCAGTTAAAAAGTGTTTAGTTTGGAAACAAATTTGGTAAAATGTTTGCGGCATAAGCACTTTCTTTGTATCTTTGTACCATCAAAATCAAAGTTAAACCCTTTAAACAACAAAAAATATGGCTACTTGGAAATTGCAAATCGCAGAAAGAAACAATTATCGTTACAACAACGACAAAAAGAGTTTCAACAGCATGAGGACGTTCATCTTTAGGATGATTTCGATGGATGGTTTTTATTGCGCACAACTGGCAGAATTGTTTGATGACGTGCGCGAAATGAACGAAGGCGAAAGCGTCTATTTCTTCACCAGCACGCAGCACGTTTTCAAGGCTGACAACTTGCAGGATGCGGAGAAGAAGTTTAATTGGTGGTATGAGTACGGAAAGAGGGAAGGCTGGGATGGTTTTAAGCCTAAGTTATCCGACGCGTTTATGATTAAGAAGACAGCAAAGAGTTACATTGTAAAATACATCAATATTAACTAAACAACCAGTAGGGGAGGCAACCTCCCCGCCATAAACCGAATTAATAACCCTTTAAACAGCATTTATCAATATGGAACGAAATGAATTGAAAGAACAGATCGCTCGCTTTGTCGAGGAAAGGAAGAAAAAGGCTGACGGAAGATGGGAAAACCTACCCATGTGCGAAAAGTTCTTTAATGAGATGAGAGATAACGGCTTTGCAGAGGCTGCTATTTGCTTCCAGAAGATTATATACCTACAACTTGTCATCGACCCCACAAAGACGGATGAAGAGTTGCTACACGGATTTCTGGAGAGCATGAAGGAGAGATAACAACCAATGGGATGGGAAACGCCCATCCCATATTACAAACCCTTTAAATAACAAAACATTATGAAAACAAAAACTATTAGAATGCAGTTCGAACAAGCGAAGGTCGTAAACGTCACGATTGACTTGGGAAACCTCGAGAGTTACGAAAGTCGTTTTCTTGCTCTGAAGAACCACCAAAGAGAAACGGACGAGATTCTGGACGTGCGCGGTTTCTATGGCTCAAATGCAGTTCGTGTTGTGTTGCTCATTGATGAGAGCGAGCCAGAAGCGGAAGAATTGGAGAAGTGCATGGACTGGGCAGAGCAGTTCGGAGTAATTAAGAGTTGCGAGGCCGACACGGCGTGGATTCTGGATGAAAAGAACTACGGGGATGGCGTCACCGAGCAATTGCATTACGAGGAATGGTACATTTACGGGAAAAGGTGCTGATATGTGGTGCTTCCGGTTTATTAACAAGAACAATCGGCGGACGTTCTGCTTCTACCTCAACAACGTATCGAGAAAGAACGTGCTTGAATATCTGGAAGGGCAGAAGCCGTTGAGCGAGTTCGCTTTCTACCTCGATGGGAAATACGAAGAAGTACACAAGGCGTTACACCATCGATTGGGGATACGCGACTACTCAGATTTGGAAATCATAGCGGAGCGAATCCGGAACTAAAGAAAGAAGAGGGCTAACAACCCTCTTTTTTTGTTTGTAGCCGTTTAAAATACATCCACCCTTATAGTTATCCACACAGATGGAGAAAACCGATTAGAATCAAAATAAACGGGCACTCGCAGAATGTGAGAGCGGAAGTGTATGCCAGAAAAACACAAATATCTTATTTTTTCAGTATCTTTGCCGTGTCAAAAATGAAAAGGACATGGCAACATTAAAGATTTATAACGATATCCAGAGAGAGCAGGACAAAGCGGTGGCGCGGATGTGGGGCGACATAGAGGGCACCTCGTTTGCGGACATCGATTCGTTCTGCAATGCCATTCCGGAGGGGGACAACCAAATAGATATCCGGTTGCATTGTGATGGCGGAAGCGTCACGGAGGGATGGGCGATTTATGACCGACTCCGCGCAACGGGAAAGGAGATTACCGCAACGGCTGAAGGTAATTGTGCGAGTATGGCGACAATTATCCTCATGGCTGCCCCGAAGGAGAGGCGAAGAGCCTACGAAAATGCCCATATCTGCGTACATAACCCGTGGATGTGCCCGTGGGCATTGGGGGATGCGGTCACGGCGGACGATCTTCAGAAGTATGCCAACGACCTCCGGAGCGAGCAAGACCGAATGGTAGACCTGTACGTCGATAGGTGCGGATGCTCACGGGAGGAGATACAAGCCCTTATGGATGAGGACAAGTACATCGATGCGGAGCGTGCCTTATCTTTGGGAATTGTCGGAGAGATTGCAATGCCGATGTCGGCGAAAAAGATAAACCCAACAAATAAAATTATGAACAACGAAAAAAGTGTAGAAGTCAAAGCCAGCGTGCTTGACAAGATTCTTGCGAAACTCGGTCTGAAGTCAATCGAAGACTTCAAGGACGAGGAACTCAAAGGAATGGACTTGAACACCGCTGACGGCAATACCATTCGCGTCGAGAGAGAGAATGGCGAGCCGCAGGTTGGTGACGTTGCCTCGCCAGATGGCGAGTGGCTCATGCCCGATGGAACAACCATCGTGGTGCAGGAAGGTGTCATCGCGGAAATTCGCCCGAAACAAGAAGATGCTCCAGAGGACGAAGAGGCCCGCGATGAAGAGAAGGGAGACCCAGACACCACCGAGGAACTTGACGAGCGTGACGAAGAGGAGCAGCGTCTGCGTGACCGTATTGCAGAACTGGAGAAGGAGAACGAGGAATTGCGCCAACGTCTGGAAGATTCAGAGAAGAATGCCAAGACGGAGGACGATGTGCGTATCCTCGACATCATCCGGAAGGCAGGAGGCGAGAAGGCTCTGGCGATGATTAAGAACAGCCACAAGCCCGAAGGTAGACAGCCAGAAGGTAAGCAGGTGGAGAAGCGTGCAGCCTCCATCACGTCGGCAGATATCATCGCAGCCTATGAAAAGAAGAACAAGAAAAAGTAAATTAATCAATTTAGGAGAAAGAAAGAAATGGCAAAGTATTTCCAGAACATCCCGCTTCAGCCAGAAAACCTCGAAAGTCTGCGCGATGCGGTAATCAAGAAAGTGCTTGACGACGAAGACTTGCGTCGCGTCGTGACTATTAAGCGTGTGCGCTCGGGCGAGCCTCTGGCTATTATTGGCGAGATGGATGCCGTGGGCCATGCAGGTGCAGGATGTAACCCCACCTATGAAGAGATTGGCATTGCCAACTCCGTGCAGCGTTGGGCTTTGGGTGCGTGGGAAATCGCACTTAAAATCTGTTATGAGAACCTCGAAGATACCATCGCAGAGTACTCGCTTCGTACGGGTACTGCAATCGGCGACCTCACGGGTACTGATTTCATGGCTATCTTCATGGAGTTGCTTGTTACGCAGGTGCGCCGTATGCTCTGGCGTCTTATCTGGTTTGGCGACACCGCAGCCGACAACATCTCTGGTGGTGGCGTGATTACCAATGGCGTCGACGTCACTCTGATGACCGCCAACGATGGTCTTTGGAAGCGTCTTTTCGCAATCGCAACCGCCGATGCGACGAAGCGCACGGCTATCTCTGCCAACACCGCTGCATCGTATGCCGCCCAGAAGTCGGCAATGCTTGCCGCTGGTTACGCTACCACTCTGGTTGACAACATCCTTCTGGATGCATCGAGCCGTGTAAATGCCAATGGCGCAGCCACCTTGTTTGTAAACAAGAAGTTCGCCGACTATCTGGCTCACGATATCAAGGTAACGTACAAGGACAATATGCCCTTCGAACGTATCTTCGATGGCTTCTACCTCGGCTATTATGACGGTGTGCAAATCGGTGCTATCGAGACTTGGGACTACATGATTGACACGTATGAAAATACGGGTGCAAAGTGGAATCTCCCCTTCCGTGCAGTCCTTGCCAATCCGAACAACCTGCTTGTCGGTGTTGACAAGGAGAACCCAGTCGACGATCTCGACATCATCTTCGACCGCGTGAACCGCATGAACCATATCTACGCTACTGGTAAACTCGATACAATGGTAGCGCAGCCCGACCTCGTTCACGTCGCATACTAAATATTTTCACTCATTATCCAGAGGGCCTGCTCGCGTCGTAGTGGGCAGGCTCTTTTCTTAATCTGAAATCAAAAGGAAAGAAAACATGGCAAATCTCTGCAATACACTTATCGCACATGATATCGAAGCGAGTTGCGAAAGCCTCGGCATTAAAGGTCTGGAGGCTGACGGAAAGATTATCAACCGCGCGGACGTCGATTTCTCCGCTACGGTCTTCGACGCCAACAACCCTTCGATTATTAAGTCGCTCGTTCTGAAGACGGGCAAGAAGGCTTACGACATCTCGCAGTTGGGTAACACCCCGTTCACTGGTCTGGTGCAGAACCTCAATGTCGGAACGTACATCAATACGTGGACTACTGACATTCCGGTGGCTATCCTCGCCAACGATCCCGATGTCACGAACAACGTCATCGACCCGCTTACCAATGGCGAGTTTGTTGTCATTCTGAAGAACAAGGCCCATGGCACGGGAGGAAACGGCAAATACCAAGTCTTTGGATACGCTCAAGGCTGTCGTGCAAGCGAGGGCACTCGCGATGCTTATTCGGATGATACCGAGGGCGGATGGCTCGTTACTCTGCAAGAGGCAAACCACCCGAAGTCGGGCATTTTCCTCTTCGATACTGATGAGGCTACCACCGATGCCGCTTACGAAGCACTATGACGTATGAAGAAGCGGTAACCCTTACCGATGGATTGAGAGAGAGGGGCAACGCCTCTTTCTCCCCATCGGAGAAGGAGACAATAAAACGGCTTTATAGTGCCGTACTTGGCAAGACGTTCCGCGTCACATCCTGCCAGAGATGCTACCACGATGCGGTCATCGAAATTGCACTTTACCTAAGGAAAAACAAGAAGATGGAAGAGAAGAAAAACTACGAACTCCGTGCAGGTTACATTATTCACACGCCTGAGTTCCATGACGGGAAGATTTTTACGAATGATAACCTCACGGACGAAGTTGCCGCAGAGTATCTGAAGAAATACCCCCCAAAAGCGAGGTTTTTTGCACGTATTCCAGAGGAAACGGCAGAAATGGCGGCTAATGAGCCGAAAAATACCGACGTGGTAAGTTCTTCACCAAAGGAGAGAAAACCGCGCAAACTCAAAAACTCAAAGAAATAAGCCATGAATGTAAGAACTGCAAAGATACCGCAAGAGCGTATTGGGCAGGAAGCCAATAACCGCTTCAATATCGAGACGTATGGCGCGGATAATAAGTACCCCCAACATCTGAAGAGGATAGTACAAGCATCCGGCACGGCTACCTTGTGTCTATCGAGATATGCCAAATTTGTTGAGGGATACGGCTTTGCAGGAGACCTCGCCACGATGGTTGTTAATGATGAAGGGGAAAGTGCGGACAGCATCCTCCATGATATCGCAGGAGACGTCTGCGAGTTCGGCGGCTTCGCCCTCCATGTTAACTACAACGTGCTTGGGGAGGTTACGGAGATTTACCACATACCCTTCGAACATTGCCGTCTGGAAGAGGAAGACGACGCAGGGCACGTCGCTCATATCAAAGTATCGAGTGCGTGGGCAGGAAAACGTCGCAAACACGGCATAATCACGGCACTAACCGAAGATGATATCGAGGCTTTTCCGGTGTTCAACCCAGACCCAATCGTGGTACTCGCTCAAATTGAGGCGGTAGGAGGCATCGACAAATATCATGGGCAGGTGCTTTGGGCGTCGATGGATGGGAAGCAGACGTACCCGACACCCATCTATGATGCAGCCGTTACGGAGATATCTACCGACGAGGGCTTGGGGAATGTGAAGTACCGAAGCGTACGTAGCAACTTCCTCGTTTCCTGCATGCTCATAACACGGAAGGGAGTGCCCTATATCTCGCCCAGTGGACGGGAGGTAACTCCGCAAATGATTTCCGATGACGATCTGCGAGATTTTCAAGGAGACGAGAACACCTCGAAGATTATGCTTGTAGAATTGGAGGGAGACGAAGACCGACCCGAAATTGTGGAGTTTCCGGTAAAGAACTTTGCGAAGGAATTTGAGACCATCGACGATTCCGTAGTCGAGAGGATTTACGCCCAGTTCCACCAAGAGTTGTTCTATTCCATCCGGATGGGCAAACTTGGCTTTTCTGGAAGCGTGATGAAGGATGCCTACGAGTATTATGCCGGAGAGGTCACGAACGAGCAAAGATTCATCGAAAGACATATCCAGAATGTGCTTGCATCATGGCATGAAGAGGAGGCAAGGCTTATAAGCGTAGGCATCCTGCCGATGGTCTACGGAAACGCAGAGGAGGACAATGTATGAATGAACACGGACACCTAATTACCGCAGCCGAATATAAGGTGCTTGCCCGCCCTGCTTCGGTGCATCTGGATGATGACGAGGTGCAGGCATATATCAATGAGTGCGAAGATATGCATATTATTCCTGCCATTGGCTATGCTAACTTCGTGGCGGCAATCAATTCGGAGACGTTCGACAATACCTTCGACGACACCTTTAGTCTTTCCATCTGGTTGGATGGTGGTGCGTTCACGACATCCGGATGTGGATGCAATGAGCGTACGGAATGGTGCGCGGGTCTGCGGAAGACTCTGGCTTATTATGTATATGCCAAGATGTTGAGGGCTGACGGAACAATCGTGGCCCGTGCAGGAGCGATGCGTCACAACGATCAGTATGCCCAACACGTCGACCCGAATAGAAAGCAATACGATGACGTGATGGACATCGCGGACAAGTATCTGGAAGGGTGCATGCTATATGCTAAAACCCATTCAGTCGAGTGCAATGCAGTTAAACCAATAAAGGGCTCACGGGCTCGCATTAAAGCCATAGGATGAAGAGAAATGCCAACGATTAATGACTTAAGGCAACAAGCCGCAACTATCAAGAACGCCACACAAGTCGGCGAGAATACCGCGACCCGTGTGGGCACTACCTTTGAAACCATCGCCGACCTACTGGAAGGCATGGGAGGCGTTACAAATCTCTCCACAATAGACATCGGGAGCATTGACACGCTCAATACGACGGGCGATATGCTTGTCGGCACGCCGAACATCTACACACTCACGAAGACAATAGGCGCAAACACGTTCAAGGTGGGCACGCTCTTCCAGTTCGCCAACAACGGACGATATGACGTGGCACAAGTTATCGTGTCGCAGTTCGTCGTGGATGCAGACGGGCGTATAGACACCACGTCAGCCGACCAAGAGGTGCATATCTTCTACCGCCTTTGCAAGACTATGAATGGAGGCTCGTTGCCAACGCCTATCGGCACGTGGACGACGTGGACGGAATTAGGCGGTAGCGGTGGAAGCGGTGTGACGATTGACCAGTACCCGACGCAAAATAGCGGCAACGCCGTATCGTCGGGCGGCGTGTTTGAACGGCTGCAAGACGTTGCGCCAAAGGTTGATATTTCTGCCATTGATGACATAGACGAGTATTCGGATATGCTGGCAGGGGTATCGCCTTTCTACGTTGTTACAAAAACGCTTTCGGGAAACGTGTTCCGTATCGGCACGCTGATGGAGTTCGCCAATCAAGGGCGTTACATCCTTTATCAAATACTGGCAACCGATTACGTCTTGAACGATGACGGAACGCTTGATACCACATTGAGCGAGAACGGCGGCTTGAAACTCATTTGGAGGATGAAGCAATTTAGCGGAAATCCGCCTGCTGGCGTTACGATTGGCGTGTGGTCTGCATGGTCATATTTAAGCGGCGGCGGTGGCGGAGAGGTGGATGCCTACACAAAAACCGAAACGAATACCCTACTCGCGCAGAAGCAGGACATTCTCACATTCGACAATGTGCCGACAGCCAATTCAAACAACCCCGTGAAGTCTGGCGGTATTAAAACCGAACTGGATGGAAAAGTCGGCAAAACTGGCAACGAAACGATTGCAGGAAACAAGACATTTACTGGCTCGCTCATTTTAAATGACCTCGCGCAGTTACAGGAGGGAAATCGCGAACTGCAGGATGTGCTGGATGAAATATATCAGCGCATTCTTACGTTCGATAATGCCCCGACGGACGGAAGTGATAATCCCGTAAAGTCGGGAGGTCTTTACGACTACCTCATCGACCTGCTGTCGGCATACATTCCTGCGACGCAATTTGCAACGATTAATGGCAGTTCCATTACGCAGGGCGGAAACATTCAAGTAGTAGTTCCGCAGGGTGCAATCACGATTGATGCCGCCCCAACGTCTGGAAGCCAGAACGCCGTTTCGTCGGGTGGTGTCTACGATGCCATTGAGGGTGGTTTCTATTACTAAGTGAAGTTTTTAGATATAGAATTATGGTAGTATTTATTCAACAAAATCTCATTCTCAATTCCGACAATGTATGCTATGCAAAGATTGTCGCGGACGAGAAAAGTGGGTACACTAACAAGATGCAGATTGCACTTGTCGGTGGCGAGAACATTGAGGT